CTGAATCGCGCTGATGCGGGTGCGCTCGGCGGTGGCCCCGGCCTTGACGCCCTCGGCGTGGCCGCGGGCGTGGGCTTGCTCCGGCGTTTCGGCGGGTTTGCCCTCCGCCTGGGGTTGGTGCTGGTCGGTCATGTGACCCTCCATGCGGCGGGCATGAGTGCCCTGGGTTGAAAAGCTGGACGGGCGCACATGCGCTTCCAGCTCGGAAAGGGTTTCGTTGAATGGCTGCACGGCATCTGCGAGCCCGAGTTCGACTGCGTCCGTCGCAACGAACACGCCGGCTTCCGTCGCCCGAACGTCTGCTTCATCCATGCTGCGCATGACTGCGACGTGGCCGACGAAGGCGCCATAGAGGTGATCGACAAGCGCCTGCAGGCTGGTGCGTGCTTCGTCCGAAAGCGGCTCATGCGGGTTGCCGTCGTTCTTGCGGGCTCCCGCGTAAATCGCGGTGTGGGCGTAGCCCTGATTGGCATCGCGCTTCGACTGGTCGACGTGCAGCGCAATCACGCCGATCGAACCGACGCCGCCGGTGCGCGGAATCGTCAGGCGTTGCGCGGCACTGCCGAGCGCATAGGCCGCCGAATAGGCCGCTTCGTTGGCTGAGGCCCAGATTGGTTTCGTCGCGCTGCCAGCTCGGATCTGTTCCGCAAGCGCGAATGCACCGCTTGCTTCTCCGCCGGGCGAGTCGAGCTCAAGCAGGATCGCGCGCACATCGTTGTCCGCGAGCGCTGCATTCAGCTGGCGTTCGATCAGGTTGTAACCGGTGGCGCCCGACAGGAGGTCGAAGCCGCCAGCGCGCTGCAACAGCGAACCCACGACGGGCAGCACCGCCACGCCACCTTCGGTCAGCGTGTAGGGCTTACCCGCAAACCGCGGCGCTGCGTACGCAGCCGCCTCGGGGCGCGGTGGCTCAAATTCGACGCTCGGCGTCGGCGTGCCTTCCGAATGCGCGCGGAAGATTGCCTCGATCACCGCCGCCTTATCCGGATGGATCAGCAGCGGTGTGCCGTAAAGTCGGGTATAGAGGCGGTGGTGTCGCATGGATCGAAGTCTGCCAAGTGAGGTGTTCCGTTCTTTCCCAAAAAACGGAACGCCTACGCGACGACTTCCTCGTCGCCTTCGTCGTCGGACTTGTCCGCCGTCCGTCCCGCGCCCGGCGCGATCGTGGTCGTACTGGGATCGAGTCCAAGCTCTCGCATGCGGGCCTTTTCCCGAGCTCGTTGCGCGAGAATTTCCTCCCAGTCCTCTCCCTGCTCGGCCGCCTCGTATTCCAGTGTCGTCAAGTTCGACTCGAGGCGAATCTGCGCGCCCTGCGCTTCCTTGACGGGGTCCACCCAGCCGCGGCCCGGGCCGATCCAGCGCGCACGCGACCATGCAGCGCGCTTCGCATAGAAGTCCGGCGCCTTGATCGCGCCGTTCGAAATAGCCTCCTCGAGCCAGAGCTCATAGACCGGCTGGCACCAGTACGTGGAGAGCCATTTGCGTCGGCCTTTGAAGAAGCGGAAGGCTTCGAGCATTGCGGCGCGCGCGCTCGAATAGTTGGTCTTTGAGAAGTCTTTCAGCAGCAGTTCGTAGGGCAGGTTCAGACCAGCTGCGATGTGGCGGAAGACGCTCTCGACGAAGGGACCGAACGCCTGGTTCGGTCGCGCCGGACTGAACGCTTTGAGCGACTCACCGGGTTCAAGCGCTGCGACGTTGCCGTAACCCTGAAGGTTCAGCGGCCCAACTTCATCCTGCCGCCCTTTCCACGTCCGGTAGAGCTCGGCGTCCCCACCAAGCATCGACAGCGCGCCGTCGGTGCCGAGTTGCGTCTCGGCAACCAGCGCGACGAAGGCATTCACGACCGCCGCTTTCACCTCGGCCTGCTGGTAATCGCCGAGCACCTTGAAGCTCTTCATCACGGCCGAGAGCAAGGGCTTGCCGCGTGTCTGCCCCGGCCGCTCGATGGCGAGCAGGTGAATCACACGCTTGCGACCCCACGGCGTGCGGGCCGGAACCTTCGCCCAAGTGCCAGCAGTGCCCCACGATGCGATGTCGCCCGGATGTGCGGTGCGGATCCAGTAGTCCTGCGGTGCGCCGTAGTCGTCGATCGCGATTCCGCCGCGCAAGTGAGCCGAATCGGCCTGGTAGTTCGGATTGCAAAGGCGGTCAGATTCGATGACCTGAATGCGCGTCGCGAAATCGCAGCCAGGTCGCGGCAGCCATTGCGGCAACGCGACCGAATCTCCGTTGTAGAGCGCCGAACGCAGCACGAGACCGGTCATGTCGCCAAAGGTCAGCGAATCGGCCGCGTCGCAGGCGGTGCTCTCGGCCCAAGCTCGGAAGTGCGCTTCGGTTTCGTTACCCCACTCCTGCGCGGCTTCGCGCGTCATGCCGAGCAACCGCCAATCGGGCAACGCCGACAGACGAAGACCGGTACCAACGATGTTGTCGACGTAGGTCTGAAGCGCGCCGGAAGCAACGCCGTGGTTACGCGTGAGGTCGCGAGACCGCGACTGAAGCGCACCGAGTTCGGGGTTGAGATCGGCATCCGCGCTGCCATTCCCCGGCAGCCAACTCTTGAGGTCCGGATCCGACAGGCTTGCAGCCCTGTGCGAGACGAGAGAGAGCCGGCGAAGAGGGCCTTCAGTCGTCGGCACTGGGCGCTGAGCTCGCGGCGCCTGGCGCTTGCGGCGCGCGCTGCTCACAGCACCATCCGAATCAGGCGTGAGCGACGACGACCCGTCTGGCTGCCGATCTCGGCCTGCAGGCCAGAGATGTACGTGGCGAGCTTGGAGGCATCGGACGGCGTGTAACGCGTTCGCGTGCCGTCGATCCAGACCTCTTCGAGCTGCGAGCCGGTTATGAGGCGGTGATAGGCGGCCCCGGCTTCAGCGAGGCGGCTCTGGAGAGTAGCGAGGTCGGCCATGGACGGACTTTCCGATCGTGATGATCGGATCGTCCGTCAGTGGGTGTTCCGTTCTTTCCCACAAAACGGAACACCCATTTCAATCAGCTCTCGCTGCCAGTCCTGCGATCAACGGGCGCCGCGGCGGTATCCATGCTCTTGAGGAGCGACGGGACAAGCCTCTCGCTAGCACCTGCTGCAATACAGAATGCCAGCTGCAATGCCAGTCGACTGCCCGAAAAACTAGCACCAGCCAACAGAACGCCCCCTTTCATGCAGAGCGATACAAGAAATGCGCCGCCGATTCCAGCGCCGATCCTTGAAAGCCCCTCAAGATTGTGGATGCTCTGGCCCGCATTGGCATCCATCACCAAGCGATTTCCACGGGTAGTCACCGAGAGCAATGCCCCTACCGCACCACAGAGCGTTCCAAGCAGAACTTCAAAGGCTCCAAATCCGATCGCCGCTCGCATCCATACACGGCAAAGCCAAACAGCAACAAGCATAGCGACGCAGATGCCAGTCACTCGATATGCGCTTGAGAAATACCAGCCCCACGACGTCTCCCGATTCCTAGCTTCGAGCTCGGTCGCGACTTCATCAAGGATTGCACTTGGCAAGCTTCGGGGCGATTGCTCCTCGAAACACCTGCTCAATCCCTCCGCAATCTGATACCGGATTCCACGTAAAATCTCTTTGTCCGCAATGAATCTGGATCTCATTTCGAGAGACGCAACGCGATTGAGGATGACTCCGCAATACTCTGGTGGTTTGTGGTCGTCGGTCGTTCGCCATTGAATCGAGTAGTCTTCTGCCAGATAGACGATGAACTTGTCGTCGCACATCACGAGAACGTTGACTACCTTGTTCAATTCCGGGTCGTAGTCCCCCTCCTTGAGCGTTCGGTGGTCGTGGCCGTTCTCGGCGCTCTTGTCTGAAATGCTACCGTCATCGAGCAAACTCATCGCATCGACAGAATCAACTGCTGAGATGTTAGGCACTTCGGCAAAACTGCATCGGGGTGTTGGTCAGGCTGCTTCCGCTCTACTGCAGCTGCCGCCTCTGCATGAGCCGTACCGACCAAGGTAAAGGCCCCTTCGCGCGGCAAAGCCGTTGCAGCCTCCAGCAAACTCCCCAGATACACAGCCCCTTTGCGGGTGTCGTAGGAGTATTCGCCTACGTCACAAGCGTACAGACGCGCTTGCTGCGGGATCGCCGCCAGTATTCGACTGTCGAATCTAGCGCGCACATCCGAGCGCGCTTCTCGAAACGATGCAGAAGAGTCCATGGACTTGGCCACAGTTTCCTCAATTACAACCCTGCAGCAATCGAAAATGCTGAGTTGGCGAGACGCGATCCCAAACAGAGCGCTCTCGTCGAGAAGCTCTCCGGCACCGTTAATTTCCAGCACTGTCTGTCGGCGATAGCCACCATGCCCGGAAAACAAGACCACGACATAATCGTAGTTCGCCCTCTGATGGCGTGCGATTGATGCTTGTAGTTGAGTCTTGGAGGGATTCTGATACATGTCAATTTCAGATCGGTACCATTCTCCTCCAGTGGGACTCTGTAAGAAGGCCGAGAACTTCGCAAGATCAGACTGGACGCCCGCTAGTCCGTTGGTGTTCCCAATCAAAATAGCCATTCGTTTCATTGGTTTATCCCGGATCAAGGAAAGTTTGGTTGCATGGACCTCAACGCCAGCGAGGGTAACAGCACTGACGCGCGCGAGCTATGCCCGTGAAGGTTCAACTAACGCGATTGCTCTCTCAAGATTCGATGGACTTGCGTGGTCGACAGCCGGTGCGCACGGGCCAACGAACGAATCGATGCTCCATTTAGATGTTGTCGAACGATCTCGGTGTTTCTGTCCGGTAGAGGTTTCCCTCTGAGTTTTCCGAAGTAGAGCTTCTCGCCGCCGAATTTCGCGCGCAGCCGTCGCAGAAGCTCGATCTCCTGCTCGCGTAGCAAGTCGATAATCACCTGCCTGAACATATCGAGAAGTTCCTGTTCGTCGTCAGAAATCTCTAAAGCCATGACGATCCTCCGGCGGCCGAGCCACCGATGTTTCGCACGCGCGGAGCAACCGCGGGCGCAGGGGGTTGAATAGCTGGAGCCTTCGCGGGCGCTGGCACTATCTTCGCCGGCACCGGTGTGATCGGTCCGGCGACTTCAGGAATCGCGAACAGGTCACCGTTAGCCGGCTGAACCTGTTCCTCGAGTTCGTTCCACCACCGCTCCGATTTGCGGCTGAGCTCGAGGTGCGTCTCGAGCCAGGTCGCGTAGGTGTCACAGTCGAGCGCTTCGACGCGCTTGCGCTGGGCAACCCAACGAACTTGCGCACCGACGGCAGTCGAGCGCGTCGCACGCACCTCGCCTGTGTATTGCCGGAACCACTCATCCGACAGCCCGTCCGAGAAGTGAATGAAGCCGGGACCGTGCTGCTCGAGAGCGAGGCGCGAGAAGATCAGATCCTTCGCAAGGTTCGTCCCGACGTGCCACAGGATCACGCCGTTCTTCGAGCGCTTTCCGCGCCAGTCGATGTCGACAGGGCCGGCACCATCCTTGATTGCACGTTCGCCGCTCGGGCGCCCGCGGACTGCGAAGACGCGCCGAGAGCGATGCTTGCGCGCGAACTCATACACCGCCTGGGTGTGGTGGCCACCGGAATCGATCGCCGTCGCATGGATCTTGAGCTCGGTACCGCATACATGCCGGTACCGGGTCTCGAATAGGAACTTCTCAAGTTCCTGCCAGATCTCGTCGGCGGCAGGGTTGCCGAAGAAGATGCGATGCTCGATCGTCCATTTCTCGCACCCGCGGCCGTAACCCCATACGGTGGCCTCGATCCGGTTGTCCTGCGTGTCGCAGCCGACGAGCAAGAGCAGGCAACCGCGCGGGATGATCCCCAGCGGGAACGGCTCGGCGCGATGCTTGAGCTCTTCGGCGTCGGTGCGCTCGATGTCGCCTTCCCACGTCTCGCCGCGCGTCGTATTGACGAAGGCCTTCAACTTCGTCGCGTCACCTTCGATCATCTTGGCGTGCGCAGCCAGGAACTCGCGAACGATATCCGACCAGGCGACCGCCGGCGAATAGGCGGTCCAGACATGCATGGCCACGTGCGCGAGCGGAGCAACCGCCTCGCCAGCAGCATCGTGGAAGACGCCGGCATGGTCGATCGTCACGCCGCCAGGTTCGGCCCACCGGCCGCGCTCCGCGACCGCGAGGTATTCACGCTGCTCGATCAGCGTGCCGCAGTGCGGACACAGGTGCCGGACTGACGCGGGATCCCCCTCTGACCACTTGAAGCCTGTCGGCTCATCCTTGCCGCCCCAGCTCAGCGCATGAAACTCGTCGCAATGCGGGCACGGAATTTCGTAGCGGAACAGCGCGTCGGCCTCTTTCACGCGGTCCTCGATCAGCGAGAAGCCGCGCATCTTCGGCGTGCTGCCGCAAACGAACTTCGGGAAGGTCGCGCCCTCGATCCGTTTGCGCGCGAGCGTCGGCGGGTCGCCCTCCTTCTCCACGTCGCGATCGAACGCGTCTGCCTCGTCGAGGTAAGCGCAGTCGACCGAGATCCGGCGATAGTTCTTGGCGGCCTTGCCGCCGCGCAGATGGAGCATCGAGCCGAGGAACTTCTTCTGCTGCAGCGTGTTGTCCTTATGGCGCTGCAGGTAGCTCGGAAAGACCGACTCCATAACCTCGACGTCGCGCAACATCGGATCGAGTTCGGTCTTCACGAACTCGTCCCGGTCGTCGTCGGTCGGCTGCCACAGCGCCTGGTTCCGCCGCCGATGTTCGGCGTTGTACGCGATCGCGGCGAGCAGCATCTTCGTGTAACCGACGCGCGCCGACTTGATCAGATCGACCTCGCGGATGTCGTCGTTGCCGATGCACGCGAGGATCGCACGCTGGAACGGCCAGGCTTCCCAACGCTGTTCGACGTACGACGACTCGGCCGACAGGTAGAAGTGCTCGCCGGCCCACTCGACGAGCGAGCGCGGATCTGGCACGCCGAAGCTGGACAGCCCGCGCCCAAGGCTCGCTTGCAGTTCAGCTTCCCACGCGAAGATCGGCTCGCAAGCGCCCATCAGGCATCCGCCTCCGGCGATTCGGCTCGGTCCGCGCCATCGGCGTCGTCGCGTTGTTCGGTCTTCTGCAGGTCAGCGAGCGAAATCGCAGCCGCGACGTTGCGCGCCTTCGCGATCTCGCCGCGAATCAGGGCGATTTCGTCGGCGCCGAGCTGCGGCATGCGCCGGCGAACGGCCCCGGGGATGGCATCAAGGATGCCAGCAACCCGCGCCCCCGCCTTTGCAAGGATTTCCTCGACAACATGGACCGGTGCGAGCTCGCGGCGTGTGATCGCGTTCTGCATGCCGATCTTGTCGGCCTGCTCTCGCGCAAGTCGGGCGCGCTCGGTCGCAAGATCCAGGTCGCCGGCAGCGGCGCGGCCTGCGGCAATCTCGCGCAGATGACCACAGTACGCGAGTAGCCATTCACCGCCCGTCTTATGCGCCGGAAGCACGCCGCGCGAGAGCAGATCAGAGACCGCGGGCTGGCTGATTCCGACCAGATTCCCGAATGCCGACTGCGTCACTTTCTCTGCCAAATCAATCACATAACCCCCTTAGAAAGACCTCGTGACTAGCGCGCTTGCGGGGTGCTCATTACCCTTCCGGGTCGGCTCCAGGAAGGACCCGCTCACGCGCTCGCCCCCGCCATCGCGACCGCCAAGTTCAGGCCGAAGAGTCGGTGCGCGTCGCGGTCGACGACCTGCTGACCGAGCTGCACGAGGTCGATGCGCTGGCGGTAGGTCGGCACACGAACGAAGAGCAACACGGGCTGCACATC